AAATCAATAGCCTTGACCTGAGTGTTGATGTCTCAAAGGTCGAAGGGCTTGCGGATGCGCTTGAGGGTAAGTCTAATAAAGGGCATGGGCATGAGATGTCCGCTATTCAAGGTTTATTAACAACCTTGGCGAACTTCGCAAAAGATGTTCATAGCCATGCCATTAGCAACATCACAGGTCTCACTGAACGTCTAGCTGAAAAAGCCAATGTCTTGCACAGCCATGCATGGACGGCGATTACGGGTAAACCGTCCACTTTCCCCCCGTCCGCTCATTCTCATACCTATAATTCCCTAACAGGCCACCCCAGCACTTTTACGCCGTCACCGCACGATCATACAGTCTCTTTAAAAAGCAGTCGCACGACCACGGGCTTATGGACAATCACGGGATTAAAAGTCGGCAAGCCTCTGTACATCATCACAAGTGAGAATGGTTCTGGGACTTATCTTTTTATCAATGTCGTTTCTGGTTCAGACGACCTGAACCATTCTTCTCCAATGGTACAAATGTCTGGGCATTTGGATTGGCGATGGGGCGGCTCGTGTACGGCGGTGATTGTCCCAACAACACCAGAAGTCGTCATTGATGTCAGGGCAAGCAGCACTGAATTTCATATGCGTACCTACCAATAGGATTAAAAAAATGAAGTGTTATTTGTATAAAAGCCCTGACGGCAGAATCTTTGCGTTAAATTCAGAAAATTCACTTTCAGGAGACGCCTATCGGGAATTAACCCCTGAAGAATACGGCCGTGTTGATGAATGGGGTGAAGGTCGTGAGCAAGTCGGTAATGCCCGAACAATTGTACAAGGCGATACGCTTGAAAAAGCAACCGTTCAATTCTTAGCGCGCTCATCAGAAGAAGTGAATGCAGCATGGCTTGAGGCGACAAAATCGGCCCTCACAACGGTCGATGCCATGGCAGAAGACACCCGCGCGTTGTTCATAACCCAAGGTGATGGGCAAGCGATGGTTTATCAAGAAAAAGTCTCAGAAGCCGAACGGGTTATGGCCCTTGCAGACGATGCGACACTTGAGCCTGCGCTGTACCCCCTCCTTGCAGCAGAAGCGGCGGCCTTGGGGAGTGAGGTGAAAGTCCTTGCCGAAACGATCCTAACCTTACGCACTCAATGGCTGCAAGTCGCCGCCCAAATTGAGGCCACGCGCATCAAGGCAAAAGAAGACGTCAAAGCAGCGCAAAACCCTGAACAAATCCAAACAATCCTTAACGGCCTCACATGGCCAGCCGCGTCTTAAAGACGGGGATAGAAATAAAGAAAAAGTGATGAATGAAAATTTAACCGAGACCGAGCCAGTTAAACCCGTTGCCCCTTATATTGGAGGGAAAAGTCGCTTATCCAAGATCATTGTCAAAAGAATTAATGAGATTGACCATGAAATCTATGTAGAACCCTTCGTTGGTATGGGGGGCATCTTTTTGCGCCGCTCATTCAAGCCTCAATCTGAAGTTATTAATGACTTCAACAAAGAACTGTCCACGCTTTATCGGATCTTACAACGCCATTATCCTCAGTTCATGGATATGTTGAAGTTTCAAATATCTTCCCGAGCCGAGTTTGAGCGACTGAGAAAAACCAAACCCGAAACACTCACAGACCTCGAACGGGCGGCACGTTTCCTCTACATACAACGCCTTGCGTTTGGCGGTAAACCAACGGGTAATTATGGTGTGTCCCCAGACCGTGGTGGCCGCTTCAATATCACAACACTCGCACCCATGCTGGATGACTTGCACAGTCGCTTAGCTGGTGTGGTCATTGAATGCTTGCCGTATCAAGATTTAATCAAACAATACGACCGTAAAGGGACCTTATTCTATTTAGACCCACCCTACCATGGTGGCGAGAACGATTACGGGAAAGACCTGTTCAAACGAAGCGACTTTGAAAATCTCGCAAAGCAGTTAGCCAACCTTCAGGGGCGTTTCATCCTCTCCATTAACGATGTCCCTGAAATCCGAGAAATCTTCAAAGCCTTCTCTATCGAGCCTGTAACAGTCACTTATTCAATCGCTAAGAACGGTCCTGCAAAAGCGAAAGAACTTATCATTTCAAACTAAAAAAGACGGCACAAGTCGCTTAATAACCTGAACATATTTCAATAATTTTTAACCAATGGAGTAAAGCAATGACGACTTATCACCACGGTGNGTGTGCGCGTTATTAGTATGAGCGATGGGGCGCGCCCTATTCGGACTATCAATACGGCTGTGATTGGTGTGGTCGTAACGGCCCCTGATGCTGATGATAGTAAGTTACCTTTGAATGAGGCGACTTTATTCACCAATATTTATAAAGCACTGGATGCAGCAGGAAGCACGGGAACTGCACCGTTTGTTTTTGATGCGATTAAAGACATTGCTAATCCCCTTATGGTCGTTATCCGTGTCCCTGAAGGTGTGGATGAAGCCGAACAAAATTCCCTTTGCATTGGCGGGATGGCAAATCAAAACCGAACAGGGGCGCAAGCGCTGTTAGATGCAAAATCTAAGTTTGGGTTTCACCCCCGCATCTTAGTTGCGCCTAAACTGGATACCCAACCCGTAGCAAATGCCTTGATAAGTTTAGCGCAAAAAATGCGCGGCTTTGTCTATGCCAGTATTTGGGGCGCGGCTGATTTTAGTGCGGCGCAAGCTTATCGCCAAAACTTTGGGCAAAGGGAAATCATGTTGACATGGCCTGATTATCAAGCGTGGGATAGCGTCAACGATCAAGTCGGGGATGGCATGACCATGNGCGCGGGCGGCGGCTCTTCGCGCCAAACTGGATCATGAAGTTGGCTTTCATAAGACGCTTTCAAATATGCCCGTCAACGGCGTGCTGGGTATTGATAAGTCCATTAGCTGGGATTTGCAGGACCCAAATACCGATGCGGGGATTTTAAACGCGGCTGATATTACGACTTTAATTAATCATAAAGGCTTCCGCTTTTGGGGGTCACGGACCTGTTCCGCCGATCCTAACTATGCCTTTGAAAGCTATGTGCGAACCGATCAAGTCCTTGCCGATACGATGGCTGAAGAGCATTTTTGGGCTATTGATAAGCCTATGTCGCCGACCTTGTTTCGTGACATTGAAGAAGGCGTTAATTCAAAGCTGAAAGAAATGACCACCGATGGTTTATTGCTTGGTGGAGAGGTCTGGCTTGATCCCCTTCAAAACAGCATTGAGGAATTACGGGCCGGAAAAGTCATATTTGATTACGACTACACCCCCGTCCCTCCCTTGGAACAATTGGGTTTTCAACAGCAGCAAACAGGTAAATATCTCAGTCGTCTTATTGACTAAATCCATCCCCCTTTATTCAAACGATAGAAAGGCCGTTCACCATGGCAACGCCAGACATAATTTCGAATTTTAATCTTATTGTTGATGGGGTACCGCAAAAAAGTAAGGTCTCCAACTTCACGCCCCCTGAATTAGCGCGAAAATTAACAGAGGTGCAAGCAGGAGGTATGCTTAGCCCCGTTCAAATTCAAACAGGGTTTGAAGCCCTCGAAGCCAGTTTTAAATATCAAGGCTATGACGCTGAAGCCATTGCCGCTTTTAAAGAGAGCCGTTTGTCGGGTTTGCCTATTCGGTTACGCGCGGCTCAGGAGAACAACCAAACAGGCAATGTTGACGCAGTTGAGATCACAATGAAGGGTCGAATGAGCAAGATCGCCCTTGGAGAACTCACCGTTGGCGATAAAAACGAACAAGATGTGACGATGCCTTTGACGTACTACAAATATCAAGTCAATGACCGCGTGGTTTTCGAGTTCGACACGCTGAACTTCATCTTCATTGTTGATGGCGTTGATTTGTATGAAGAACATCGCCAAGCCCTCGGACTTTAAAAACTCCCCCCCTATTTCCTATTTTATGTTGAGAGAAAAACTATGAACAAAGCCGATCAAAAAATCATCACTGTGACTTTAAAAAAACCGATCCCATATGGAGACGGCACCTTAGATAAACTAGATTTGCGCACCCCAACGGCGGGTGATTTACGGGGTGTTAATTTGGGCGATTTGTATCAACTGAATACTGACACCGTGTTAAAAGTTATGCCGCGCATTGCACAAGAAAACATCACGAGTGAACAGCTAAACGCCTTATCAATGCCTGACTTGCTCACGATCACGCAGGAATTAACTAATTTTTTCGAACTTGGGAANGTCTGAACTGGATGGGATGAGTGTGGATGATTATGGGTTTTACTTGGAGGAAGCCATAAAAATCCTTAAAGAACAGCGCCCAAAGCAAGGTTAATAAGATGTCAGGAAACGCTTTAAAGCTAAAAATTCTTGCTGACTTCACGGACAAAATGTCCAGTGGTCTAAAAACGATTGGGGGGAGTGCGAGCAAAGCCCAATCGGAACTTGCGACGCTTGCCAAGAAAATGGAAGGGCTTCAGGACAGCCAGAAGGACCTTGAGAGCTTTAAACGTCTCAACGCGCAATTAGGAGAGAATGATAAAGCCCTCAAGGCCGCGCAAGATCGTGCCCAAGCCTTAGCCAAGAGTATGGGCGGGGTTAGCAACCCGACTGAAAAAATGGCCCGCCAATTCGAAAAAGCCCGCGCAACAGTACAGCAGTTGAAAGCCGCCCAAACGGAACAGCTTGCGAGCCTTGAGAGGGTTAAGTCGAATTTGAAGGCAGCGCAGCTTTCAACGGGCAATCTGGGACACGCGCAACTCACTTTAAAAAAACGCATTGCGGATACCAATAGCGCCCTTGAGGCACAACGCAAGAAACTGCAAGCCGCAAATGATCGTATGGCGAAAGGAAAGGCTATTTCTGAACAATATCAGAAGTCCATGAGCTTTCGGGCGAATACCGCCGTTGTTGGCGCAACAGGTGTGGCCACGGGGACAGCGGCCCTAACAGGCTTTGCCCGTTTTGTCGCGCCCGCCGCACAGTTTGAGAAATCCATGTCAAAGGTCGCTGCTGTTAGTCGGCTGGATCAAACAGGTGAAGCCTTTGCCCAATTGCAGCAGCAAGCGAAAGATTTAGGCCGGACAACCCAATATAGTGCAGGGCAAGCCGCCGATGCGATGGGCTTTTTTGCGATGGCCGGATTTGATGCGAATGAGATCATGAAGGCCATGCCCTCGACCTTAGCCCTTGCCACGGCGGGGGGAACGGACCTTGCGACAACGGCGGATATTGCCAGTAACATTCTATCCGGATTTGGTCTTGAGGCGTCTGAGATGGGCCGTGTTTCAGACGTTTTAGCCGCTGGATTTACGCGGGCGAACGTGGATTTAACCATGCTCGGTGACTCCATGAAATATGTCGCGCCTGTTGCGTCCCAGCTTGGGGCGTCTGTGGAAGATGCAACCGCGATGGCGGGTCTATTAGGCAATGTTGGTATTCAAGGGTCCGAGGCTGGAACGGCAATGCGGGCTATTTTCAATAATATATCGGCACCAACGAAACGGGCACAAGATGCGATTGATAGCATCGGCCTTGCAACTCAAGATGCCCAAGGCAATTTGCGCCCTATGGCAGATATTCTTGCTGATGTTGCCCTTGCTACTCAAGATATGGGCAATGCAGAACGCGCACAGATTTTTAAAGATATTGCCGGCGCAGAAGCGGGTGCCGCATTNAATGGCGATGTTTCGGCAATAACGAAATTTGCAGAAATGATCCGTGACAGCAACGGGGAAGCCATTCGTATCGCCAAGACCATGCAAGATAATACTATGGGCGATTTAGCGGCCCTCGGTTCGGCGTGGCAAGGGTTGAGCAATAGTTTTTTTGAAAGCAACAAAGAAGAAATCCGTGGTCTCATCCAATGGGTGACAAGTCTAGTCAATTCCTTGTCTGAGTGGATTGAGCAAAATCAAGGCGTGGCGAAATGGATGATGTATATCGGCGGGGCTATTTTTGGAGCTATTGCCGCATTCGGTGCATTGGGCATGGGGATCACGGCGGTGCTTGGCCCTATGGCGATNCTTGCCCTTTAATAAGTTTGGGCGCGACACAAAACGTGCGAGCCTTGATGCGGATAGCATGAATGCAAGTTTTATGCGTTCAGGAAAAGGTGGTGGATTTTTAGTTACAAAACTAAGGATGATTGGGATAGCTTTGAAGTCGGCTTTAGGGCCGATTGGTTGGGCAATGATCGCCTTTGAAGGTTTGAAGTTCATTTTTTCTTTATTGTATGAAAACTTCGATTGGTTCCGCAATTCAATGGATGACCTTTGGGGGAGTTTACCAGGGTGGATCGAAAAATCCTTGTCGCTTTTTTTAAAATTCATGACGCCCTTCACTAGTCTATACAGTATGATTTTTGGGGACGATGAAGAGCCAAAACCAAAGGCGCTAACAGAAAAAGGTAAAGACCTTCCGAGCGCACAATCTGAACCTAAAGCAATAGCTGAAAAGGCGAAAGTTTTAGCCAAGCCTGCTGCAATTGTCGGGGCGGGGGTTATGGCGGCAACGCCTGTTTCTGCGGATGATTGAGCCAGAAACGGGGGAGGTTTTAAGCGCCCCTACCGCGCCAACTCTTCGCACCTTGCCGTCTGAACATACAAATCCGAACCGAGGGACACAGGTCAATAACACGAACTATAACATCAACATCAATGTCCCTGCGGGTGTTAATGCCCAAGACATTGCGGACGCTGTACGCAGAGAACTGGATAAACGCGAACGCCAAGAAAAGCGGGCCATTCAAACCCGCCTGTATGATTAGGAAATGCCATGGCCCTTAAAAACCTCGCAACCCTTGGATGGTTCGTTTTTAATCTACGGACCGTTCCCTTTGAGAAAATCGCCCAACAGAATACCTATAAGTGGGCGGAAAACACCCGTTTTGGTCAAGAGGCGGGCGCGCAATTTATTGGGATTGGCACTGAAAGCCGAACCCTAAGCGGCACCTTAGCCCCTGAACTGACAGGGGGACCGTCTGGTTTAGATACATTGAACGAAATGGCGGCCACAGGAAAATGCTGGCACTTTCTTGAAGGAACAGGGGTAAGCCAAGGCTACTGGTATATCACAGGTGTGAGCCGTGACTCTAAGCATCTTATCGATGACGGGCGGGCACAGGTCATTGGGTTTTCTGTGGAACTTAAGAAATATCCAGAAGCCCGCCCGAACTCACAAGATATTGGCCCGTTAAAGATGTCAAAGAATACAGCATGATCCCTTCTTTTAAAATTTTAGTCGATGGCATTGATAAAACGGCGATTTTTAACGCATTGCTCATCGACCTAAGCGTAACGGATAAACGTGGGCTAGAAG